GCTTTCGCCCCACCTCTCTGAAAAACATGCTCGAAAGGAGTGTGTAAAATAGGAGGACCACCTCATGCCCCCGCGCACAAGACTATCTACCGACAGTATTGTGAGTACATCTCGTAACTTCAGGTACGATGGAGGTAACTCTCATCTTACCCTATATTACACGGTGCCTCACCCTACTTGGCCTACCAGCTATCGCTTTATGAGCGATGTTATTGGTAATCCTACAGGGGTAAACCCTGCGTATCAGGTAGTCATGAACTCGACTGTCAGCCGAGTTTCAGATTTCAGGAATGCGGACGGAGCTTTCATAACAAAACTTGAAAACTATCCCGTCCTCATTAATCCTGCTCTGATGCATTCAAATGGCATGATTGTAACACCCACCACTGCTGACTTTGGACAGTGGGCCACGGAAGCATATAATGCTTTCCATGACCAGATTCCGCGAGAATTTTCCGTAGGAAATTTTCTCTACGAATTACGAGACATCAAAGGTATGATACCTAAGATTGAATCGTCTATCTCGAGGACAGCTTCTTCTAACTTTCTCGCTTTCGAATTTGGCGTTAAGCCTTTCGTTGGCGATATAGGAAAGATGTTGACTTTAATGGAGACTGTATCAAAGAGGCTTAAACACCTTAGAGATACGGCCGGCAAAGAAGTCGATCTTTACTTCGCACGTAAAGTGGAAGAGCCAGCTGGCCCTACTACTTTTACCATTATGCAAGGAGCGGATCTCGATCCGTACTCGTATGGTGGTGCCGCGTGGAAGTTTAGAAGAGTTAGTTACAAAGGCAAGTTTACTGCAAGCAGTAAGCTTATCCAAAATTTGGAGGGCCTAAGTGACATGTCTAGCAGTGTTAAGGCCTACGCTGCAGGTCTTGGATTAAACAACCCGATAGCAATCGTTTGGGAAGCGATTCCCTATTCCTTTGTTATCGATTGGTTTTTCAAGGTTGGCAACCTGCTTGATACACTTGCCGTTCAACCCTTCGGGGGTGAATGGTCCTTACGGAATACAGTTTCTTCGTTTAAAGACGAATATCTGTATCTAGTGGATCAAGATTTTTACCATGACATGGTTGACACGAAAGTGTTTGCCGGTCAGGTAACTATCCGTAGGTTTTCGCGTAATGTGGGTCTCCCGGTGTCAAGCGTCTTCGCGACGAACTTGACACTGACTCCGAAGCAGCAGGCGCTCTCTTTAGCGTTGTTGAATCAACTTCGCTAATACGCACGTTTACTGCAAATCGCTCTAGAGTTCAAAATCCGTATCGGAATTTGGATGATGGAGCTAGTGCGAGGTGCTCAACATGCTTGCAAACGACTTAACGCTCGACAAAGCAGACGGAACCGATGTGGTTTTCAAACTGGTTCGAATGAACCAAGATGGATCACTTCGACTCGATGCGTCCACGACGCTAGCCCTTCCCACAACGCTTCAAGTGAAGCATAGTGTGACTGGCAAACCTCCTGTACTCATCGACCGGCATCTTATTCAAGTGAATAAGACAGTGGCCGCTGCGATCGGAACCGTCACAGCGAATCTCAACTTTACGTTGGCGATTCCTCGTGACGTTGCTATCACCACGGCGGTGGTCGCGGACATGATTTCTCATCTCCTCGATTTCCTCCAAGATGGTGCAATTACCGGTTACGCAACACATGCGAATGTCGATGCGATCTTGAGGGGAGAGTCATAGAAATATGACTCTTGGAGAGATGGGGGGGCTAACAAGCCCCTTCATCTTCCCTTTGCCCTTCAAGAACTTTGCGCGGTCGTTTCAGTAGCGCAGCAAGCAGTTGGCCTTGGATGCAACCCCGAAAGGTGTGCATGAAAAGCCAAGACGAGTTTTATCTCGGCCTGCATATGCAGCTGGTTCGTTGCGATCCTCTCAAGCTGTCATCAGTGAAAGCTCTCAATCGAGATCTTCTGACCTTGCGGTCTAGAACCTCTCATGAGGGTCTCGCCTTCTTGACCAAAAGCCTCCCAAAGTTGGGTAGGGCTCTTGATTCAGGTTTGGTGAGTTTCAGGTTCAATCTTCCTTCTGGATTCGCATCCGTTAGGAAAACAAGTATACCCGCTTTTATGCAGGGATACTTTAACCTGGTCTTCAATGAAGACGGCATTCTCCGAGACGTAGTCCCTCCTGAGGCAATTAAACACCTCAGACAGGTTCTCTACTTTGCGTACAAGCTTGATATTCCCTATTCTGAGTCGGAAAATTCTCGAGTAATCGAGAAATTTATCAAGACAGATCAGGAACTTGAGCTCTTGGATGACCCCCTTGCCCTTGCTATTCAACAAGTGGCAAAGGTCATTACAAGGAAAATCTTTCATGGTTTTAACCCGAAAGAAATTCATCCGCAACACGGTCCCGGAGCAGTGGCTACCGGAGAGTCTCTTGAAGGCAAATGGCATTTCGCCAGGTACCCATCGAGATTCTACGGCACATTCCCCCTCGCCAGATATTTTATGGTTGGGGGTTACCGAACTGACGAAGACTTTCGGTTCGAAGACGACCAAACTCAATTCAGAAGCCCTGATTTTGGGCCTGGACAGAGTAAAGTCGTACTTGTCCCGAAAGATTCTCGCGGTCCACGTCTTATTTCCTGCGAACCTTTGGAAAACCAATGGCTTCAGCAAGGCTTGGGACGAAAGTTGGGCAACTTTTTGGAATCTCACTTTAGAGATACGAAAGGTCACATCAACTTTACGCATCAAGACATTAATCGTAACATCGCTCAGAGTAGCTCTGCTACTCAGTTCTTTGCTACAATGGATCTCAGCGATGCGTCGGACAGAGTCTCACTTGAATTGGTTCGAAGAATCTTTAAAGATTCTCCGGATCTTCTCCAAGTACTAGAGACTTTACGCGTTGGGGAAACTAAACTCCCAGATGGGAGAGTGATTACTCT